GACGGGCGGCACCAACGTTACCGTCAAGACCGGCAGCTTCCTGCGGTATCGCATAATCTGACCTGTCCATTGCGGGCGGGGGACAGCTTTGGGATCAGGCGCTCTGCAAAGGAGATCCCTGATGGCTGGTTCGCAAATGATGGATATGGGCGGTGTGCCTGGTAACGCGGCCGCGGTGACGCCGAGCGATGCGACCGTGCTCAACTGCACTGGCCTCTATGTGGGCGGCGCTGGCAACGTGGTGGTCGAGACGCAGAACGGCGCGACCGTGACGTTCCCCTCGGTTCCGGCTGGCAGCTGGATCTGGCTCCAGATCAACAAGGTCAAGGCGGCTACGGCCGCGACCAATATCGTGGCGGTCTGGTGAGCCGGCGCTCTTTCCAGACTGTTCGGCGCACCACGGCCCGATTGAGCAGCATTGCGCCTGCTGACTACCTCGTCACCAACGACAGCGAACTAACCACAGTCCTTGCGCTCGGTGCGGCAACGCTGGCTGGCAAGACCGTGGCGATGGACGGCACGTTTACCGCGCCCAACTTCAACGTCTCGCCTTCATCCACTTGCACCTTCCGCAGCCTCAACTCAGGCTCGCCAGCGATCTTGCTCCGAGCCAAGGGTGCAGGCTGCGGTAACCTCTACTTCCGCGACCTCAAGTTTGTCACCGACTGTTGGGCTGACAATGGATCGTCGAACAACGCTTTTTCGGCTTGGGTTTACAACAGTGGGACTTTCGGAGACAACACGTTCTACAACTGCACATTCCGGGGTGGCTACGGCGGCCCGGGATCAACTGGTGCAGTCTACACCAACGACTTCAACCCAACTGCGGTCTACCCCGAATACGCCTGTATTGTGCCGACCTTCACGGCGGGCGCGATCACGGCGGTGGCCAGCACTAGCCCCAACAACTACGTCGGCGGTTTGCTCGCGGACGGGACCGGGTATGCTTGGTCGGTAAACACTAATACGTCGACCAACGGCAATGTTACGTGGACTGTCCCAGCTACTGGGACGTTCGATGTCGTGTCGGGCTTTATCACCAACATCATCATCACCAACGGCGGCGCGTCGAACGCAGGAACCAACCCGGGTCTCGCCACGCAGGTTAAGACCATCACTTGGGCCGCACAGCGACCGTTCTACACCATCACTGCCGGGGCTGTAACATCTTCCGGTGGGATCAGCTTCACCGGGCGTCAGCTATTCTACGGCTGCACCTTCACCGACCTCAAGGACGGCCTCAAGTTTGGCGTCAGTTCGCCGGGGTATGTCGACGTGCAGTGGTGCACTTTCGACCGTATCTACCACGACAGTATCGCACTGTTTATTCCTTCGGCCAGTACGGCAGTTGGTTTCTCGATCACGGATAACTTTTTCACCCGTCCGATGGCACGCGACGGCGACCCCTTCGACCCGCACTCGGATATCATCCAGTTCTTCACCGCCGATACGATCTCCTCGAACTGGCCGAACGTCACCATCGAGCGCAACGTCTACGTCAATGGCAACACCCGTGGGTATGCTCAGGGCGTCTTCATGGAGAGCAACGACGCGTCGCGGCGCTACACTAATCTTCGTGTGGTCGGGAACCTTATTCTGTCAGAGGCGATGGTGAACCAGCTTGCCCTCGGCAACACCGACGGTGCTTACGTCTACCGCAACACCTTCGTACGCTTCGTGCCGGATGATGCGGACAATACCGCGACGATCTCCACAGCCCGCTACAACACCAACTGCACGGCAATCGGCAATAGCTACATCGCCAAGAACTTCGCGGAGACCTTCACTACCAGCGGGGTTGTCGTCACCAGCGGTAATGTCACTCTGACGCCGAGCAGTACGGCGGACTACGAAACCAAGTTCACGGCTGTCCCCACAACGGCGGGGGGCGCGGGGTCTTGGCCTTCGACCAAGTCTGCGGCACTGGCCGCCTTCGCTCCAGAAGTCGCCTTCGCTGGGACCGGCGCAGGGGGTTCGGATGGTTACCTAGATTACACCAACGGTACGACCGACCTAACCAAGGAGCCAGTGTTCACAGCCTTCGTCGACCTGTCTGGGCAGACGCCGTCATCGAGCGTGTCATCGAGCTGGGTTCAGCTTATGGGCGGGCCTTCGACTGGTTCGATCTCCATCACGGGCGGGACGTACCAATTCGCGGACGACGCTGCGGGCACCAACGCTACGGTCGCAACCTCGGCTAGCGGTACCTATACTCGCGGCAAGTTTATCCGTTTGAATGTCACCAACTCGGCGTCTGGCCTGACCACCACGACCGCTACGGTGACGCTGCAAGGGACTGGCTCTGCGGCCAGCCAGAACTATTCGTTCAACTCCGTGACGGCTTCGACCTTCGCCCGCCCGGTGGTGCTGCTCGACACGGCTACTCCTGACCTGTTCCGGGCAACCGGCGCGACTACGATGGGTAGCGATGGCTTCCTTGGCACGATTGCCATCTGGGGTCTCAAGGTTAACGGCGCACCTTCTGCACAGACGCAGATTTTCAACGTCTCGGCGGGTTCGGCCACGGTCCAGATCGCTATCGACGCGACCAGTGGCAGCCTGCGAGTAAACCTGCGTAACGCGGCGGTTACTACGATTGCGCAGATCATGAGCGCCAGCTTCTCGAACAACGTGGCGCATGACGTTCTGATTAGCTTCGATACCAGCGACACAACGGTCGGCACAGGGCTGCACTGCTACGTCGACGGGGTGCGCGTTACTTCAGGGCACACATGGGCTGTTGGCTCGCAGGTTGGCTACAGCCGCTCGATGACCAGCTACCAAGTCGGTCCCGGCGCTACGCAGAAGGACTACGAGATCGCGGGGCTGTATATCAACACGACCCAGCGCGTGGACTTCACCAACTCAGCCAACCGCAGTGCCTTTGTGCTTGATCCGTCCGGGATGGGCCTTGATGGCTCCACGCCAACCGGGACCGCGCCGCGCTACTTCTTTGTCGGCACGGCGGGACAGACGGGCGGCTGGAACGATGCGGCAGGCATCAACTTCGGCTCCGGCGCGAAGTTCATCAAGGTCGCGTCCGCATCGGCAACCGATGTTTCGGGCAGCGCCTGGGTTTAAAGGACAGACCTTTTGACAGAACTCCTGGACGAGAACTTCAAGCCGGATCTCGGCAAAGTTCTCAAGGACGCGAAGATCGAAGAAGCGGAACGTCTGGCGGCGGCCGACGAGGAGAAAGCTGTCGCGCTCGCCGAGGCGTTGAAGGTCATCCGCGAACACAAGCGCAAGCACAAGTTCGACTTCTTCACGCCGTACCCGTGGCAGATCCAGTTCTACGGCGCTGGCAAGACCTCGAAACAGCGGTTTCTGATGGCCGCCAACCGCGTCGGCAAGTCCTACAGCGCCTGCTACGAGATCGCCTGCCACCTCACTGGCAAATACCCCGACTGGTGGCCGGGGATCAAGTTCCACCGGCCGATCAACGCCTGGGCGCTGGGCGTCACGGGCGAGCAGATGCGCGACGTGCTGCAAAAGGAGCTTTTCGGCGTCCTGAACGGCCGTGTGTTCGACGGCGCCTACATCCTGCCCGACGAGATCCGCTCGATCACCCCAGCCGCCGGCACACCGCGCCTGGCGAAGGACGTTTTCGTCTACCACCAGAGCGGCGGCTACAGCTGCCTGTCGTTCAAGTCGTACAGTCAGGGCCAAGGGCCGCTGATGGGGTCGTCCATCGACATCGCGCTGATCGACGAAGAGCCGACCGACCCCGAAATCTACCCACAGGTGCTGACCCGCACGGCCACCGGCAACGATGGCAAGGGCGGCTACGTCCTGCTGACGGCTACGCCGGAAAACGGGATGACTGAGCTTGTCAGCCAGTTCATGGAGAGCCTCAAACCGGGGCAGTACCTCCAGAACGTGACCTGGGACGACGCGCCGCACCTCGACGAGGACACGAAGAGCCAGCTACTGGCGGCGATCCCCGAGTATCAGCGCGAGATGCGGTCGAAAGGCATCCCGGTGCTGGGCGAAGGGATGGTCTACCCGGTGGCCGAAGAGGCGATCAAGTGCGACCCGTTTGAGATACCCAACCACTTCCGCATCGTCGCCGCCATTGACTTCGGCATCGCGCACCCGACCGCCGTGGCCTGGATGGCGTATGACGCCGACCGCGACATCATGTACCTGACCGACGCCTACAAGCGCGCGGGCGAGATCCCGGCGGTCCACTCGGCGATGATCCGCGGCAAGGGCGCCGCGATCCCGTTGATATACCCGCACGATGGCGATAACACGGAAAAGGGCAGCGGTAACACGCTGGCTGACCTCTACCGCGAAGCGGGCCTGAACGTGGTCGGCCGCTTCACCAATCCCGATGGAACCAACTTCGTCGAGCCGGGGATCATGGAGATCCTCGAGCGAATGCGGACGGGCCGCTTCAAAGTTTTCGCTGATATCAAGGACTTCTTCGACGAGTTCCGCCGCTACCACCGCAAGAACGGCAAGATCGTGAAGGAACATGACGACCTTCTCGACGCCGTGCGATATGCGTCTTTGTCTGTGCAGCG